AAGTCCTAAAGATTCAAAAGCCTCGAGAGCCGCAGCACCACTTCCTTCTCCACCAGTAGTAATTGATTTACCTGTTCCATCATTAAAAGCTGCTCTATAATCCCCTGCGCCTAAAGCGCCCAAAATAGCTTCTGCTTCTACACGAGCATTATTAGCCACATTCATCAAATCACTGGTTAATGTTGTGTAAGTAACCTCTGGATCATCAATATCCTTCCTCAAAAGATCTAATTGAGCATTAACAACCGTTATTGCTCCTGCTTGTGCTTGATCTTTTGTCATTCCTTCTTCTATTGTTTCGCTTAAAGAAATAAGTGTTGGATCTTTAATATTATTAACCTGCCAATTCGGTCCCATTTTAGAAGGATCAACCCATCCTTCAGGAGCAACCACATACCCCTCTGCATCAGGTTTCCCAGCGCCTAAATCTCCGTTTGGATCATGGACTAAATAAGTTCCTTTACCACCAATTGTACGATATCTTGCTCTACGATATTGAGGTTCTCCAAGTCTTGCTGCATTTAAATCAGTTAAAATAATATCTTTATCGTCCGTTTTTGTTTGCTCTTTTATATAGGTTGCCCGAGACGCTTCTTTTAGTGCTGCTTGATCTTTTTTAGCTTTTCTTAAAGCAAAATAAGTATTTGCATAGTCCCCCGCACCGCGGTCCATCATAGACGCTGCTGCCATATTAGCTAAAAGGCTGCCCCAACCTGTCCCCGTATCTTCTTCAGGCGGTCCGTATAAGTCGTAGGCTTCTGCCCGCGCTGTTTCAAATTGATCAGGATTTTTGGGATCTGCACCAATACTTTCTAAATATTCCTCACGGCTAAGAAGGGGAGGATCCTCTCCTTTAAAGAGACTGCCAAGACCTTCTAATAAAAGGGGGGCAAAGCCCGCTAATTTTTCTTTAGTTGTGGGCTCAGGTGCTCGTCTATTCAGTGATCGAGGTCTAGGGAAATTAGGAGCCATGGGCTGTAGTTGTACAGGAGTAATTCCTGGACTTTGCTGTCCGCCAAACTGAGGAAAAGGTAAGCCTGTAATGCCGTTAGCCATAGTCTACCACTCCGCGTATCTTCCTGTTGGGTTACTTGCTGGATCGCTTCCAACTCTGCCTGCAGGACCTTGACCATAAGACGGACCTAAAAACGGATTATTATACGCACCAGGAACACCAACCGTTGGATTACTAAAACCTGAAGGTCCTCCATATCCTGGAAGCCCAACACCTAACGGGGTGTATGCTGCATTTGCTGCGGGAGTAGCTCCTGCATATCCATAACCACCTGCCAATGGTCCAAGCGCGGCGGTAAGTGAGCCTACGTTTTGTAATGTTTGCATCGGTAAGTTATACTGACCAACGAAGTTTTGATAACCCAGATCCATAAGCGACTGACTTCTTCCTCGACCTAGTCCACCCATGCCCATCATGCGTTGAATATCTTGTTGTTGTAATCCTGGAAGGGCTGCAGCCATGCCTCCGTATAAATTACCAAGACCACCAAGAAATTGTCCCCCTTGTAATCGTCTAGTTTGTTGTGATTCAAAAGCGTCTTGTGCGGCTTGTCTTGCACCTTGATACCCTGCAGATCGTATTCCGCCAATTGCTTGTGCGGCTCCTCGGGCAGTGTCTTCGGCTAATTCCCCTCGTCTTAGTCGAGAACGGGCTCCACCAAAAGCCCCACTTCCAACGGCTTCGTCACGCAGTCCCATATCGCCCTTAGCTAGTCCTTCACTAACATCTTGAAGTGTTTGTTGTACAACTTGTTCTTCATAAGGGTCGTAAAAACCACTAATTCCCGTAGGATCAAATTGTCCTAATCCTTGACCGAGAGCTTCTCGAGCTTGTCCATAGGTGCTTGCTTGCGCTCCTAAATACGGTCGATAACTGCCAATTGCTTGGTCAGAAAGCTGCATAGCGTATTGCTCTCTAGGGTCAAAATCTGCAACACGTTGTCCTGTATAAGTGAAAGGACTAGAGTCCGCTTGTCCGTAGTCGTCAAATTGTTGTTTTAAAAATCGGGCAGCATAAGGAAAAATTCCCTTATTAAGGAACTGTCCTATGTAACCCGCGGGTGCCTGACTCGAATATTCAAATTCTTCTCTACTAGCCATATCTCATATTTCCTAATTCATTAAACGCCTCTAGTGCAGCAACACCTTTCGCGTGATTGCCTCCTCCCGCTTGATCTACTGCTGCTTTAGAAAGCATGTACTCCCCGTTACTTGCCATAACAGGTATTTTATCGTCTTTTGGTCCTCCTGGACCTGTTATTTTACCGCCGTAAGGCATATAATTTTGAGCAAACATTCTTCTATCTAAGACGCCACCGCCCCTAGCGGACAAAAATTTAAGGTCGTCTTTTCCAGGAAATTTATGCAAAAGAGGAGTCCCTTGTGTTTTTTCTTTGCTCTCTACATATTTTTTCATAAGTTTTTCTAAATCTAGTTCAGAGCCGCCTACGGGCTTTATATTGCTCATTTGTGTTGCCCTTCTTCTTGCTGAATTTCCTGGAAGGGTTTGAGTACTAACTAGACTTCCAGGCTGTTCTCGTTTACCCGCAATAATCCGCTCAAAAAGTGCCGCGCCTACTTTTTCTCCGCCCGCCATTAGAGCGTCTTGCATCTTTGGATCTAAAGACTGCCACCATGTTTGTATTTTGGACAAGGGAACTTCTGGCAAATCTTGCATTAGTTCTTGAGGGTTAAAAACTTCTTGTTTTATTAAATCCATTATTCCCAACGAACCACCACCAAAACGATTTAAATAACCGCCGTTATATAACGAAGCAACGCCTCCTTCGTCTTTCATTTGCTCCATTAGAATAAGTTCCATTAAGCGATCTTGTTCTCCTTGAGCAGATTCTGCAAGATTTTCTGAACCAAAATCTCCAAAATCTTGTCTTACGCTGCCCTCTATAGGAGTCATTTCAATGGGGGGTCCCGCTTGTAGGCTCGGCGCGGTTCCTGATCCGATTTGAGCTTTTTGTTCGTCGGTGCCTAAAATTTTAGAAGAAAGAACATTAGTAGCAGTACCAATTCCAATAGCTTTTAAAACAGGACCTAACCAAGAAGCCATTAGAATCGGCTCCTTGTCTTTTGCTTTTTACCGTTGGCGAAATAACGAACAAAAGCAGAACGACGTTCCGCTTTTTTAGAATATGCTTTCTTATTTACTCCAAACATAAATCTCCTACAGCGTATATATAAACGTTTTTGCGAGTTAAAGCCCTTCCCGTAAGCTGCAGTGCATGTCTGATTTTCTGATTATATATCAAAAAGCTAGTTTGCTAAAGGGTTATCCCCTTTATTCTCCAGTTTTTCGACCTGATTTTGTAGTCCTTCTTGCTTTGTTGTTAAGGCAGAGAGGTCAATTTCTATTACTTGAATCATCTCCCCGTTTTCTTTTACACTAGGCAATAAACTATCGTCTATAGACTTATTTATATACTCTACAGAAGTTTCTATAGCGCTAAAGCGCTCCTCTATAGCGTTTTGAGCGTCTTCCGTAGCCCCTAGCGTCGCTATTTTGTTTTCTAGGTTCTCGATTCTGTTAATATACGTTGCGCCTTGATACCCAAAACCCGCTAAAGTGCTGACAATTCCCGCAAGGGCAATAAGTTGGGTTGTTTTTGATTGAAACCAGTCCATACTATTCCTCTATAAATTAGGTTGCATATTTATTAAATTATTCATTTCATTTAAACTTTTTCCATACATGCCTGCAAAAGCAGCATTATTGTCTGGAATTGTTATATTTGTATATATTAACTCAGGCTCATACCAAACACTAGCTTCTGGTAATTGCACTTGAGAGTAACTATTGAATCCTGGAACGTAGCCCATATAGGCAATTAAGGTAGTTGAATCAGCATATTCCCCTGTTTCTTCCTGTTGTTGCTGTATTTCTTCCTGTTGTTCTTTAATATTGTCCGCTAGTATTTGATCAGCGATCTGATCTGCATCGGAAGGAGAAGCCTCAGACATAGCATTTGTAATTTCTAACTGCATCGAACCAACTGCGGTATTTTGAGAACCACTTGTGTTTGAGTCGTTTTGACCAACTGCTACGTTTTGAGTACCGCTAGTATTGCTTGAACCTCCTGTATTTACTGAGGTATTAGACGCAACTGTTGTTGTTCCGCCAACTGCAGTATTATCATTACCCATAGTATTTGAGCCCGTTCCGCCAACTGCAGTATTATCGTTACCTATAGCAGTTCCACTTATGCTCATTGATAAAACCTGTTGTGTTTGCATAGCAGAACTCGCAACTTGTGCAGATATACTGGGGGAATTACTGGTACTTATACCTCCTCCTGACGAAGAACTAGCTACTGCTGTACTGGTAGGGTTAGAAACACCGCCAGACGCCACAGAAGAAGCATAGGAGCCTCCTGAGGACATAGATGTACCCGTAGCTTGCGCAGATGTTCCAGAAGTAGTGCCGCTTACACTATTGCTCGCTGCTCTAATAGTATTAGCAACAACGTTTAATTGTTCCGCTTTTTTGTTGTCCTTTTTGGTTTCACCCTCTGCGACAATAAGCTCGACAGTTTCTTCTCTGTCCTCGCTCTCTTCTTCAACTGCCTCCGTATCCTCCAAGTCTCCATCTTCATCCTCAGATAAAGCAGCAATCTCCTCAGTTTCTTCTTGTTCAACCCATTCCTCCAATTCTTCTATAGTTTCAAATTCCAGGAACTCTATAACTTCTTCTTGTTCAATCCATTCCTCTATAAGTTCTTCATGTTCAAAGTGATCTAGTAAAACATCGTCCAAAAGAGGTAAATCATAAGCGACTTCGTAAAACTCCTCAGCCATTAAAACTTCTTCATAGATCTCCTGCACATAGACCTCCTCCTCTATATAGGGTAAAGGAGTAAATTCCTCCTCTAGCAAAAGATCAAATTCTTCTACAAAAATTTCAAAGTATTCTTCTTCAATAAACAGTTCTTCTTCCCTAAAAGGCTCGAAGTATTCTTCTTCAAAAAGCATATTTTCCTCAAAGTAGAACTGTTCTTCAAATGGAATTACCCCCGATAAGTCATCAGCATAAGTATCCATCGTCTCCATATAATACATTTCTTCTTGATACTCATCTTCGTATCCGTAATCAAATTCCTCATAATCTTCATACCCGTACATATCCTCCTCATAAGAGGAGTCGTAAGTATATACCTCGACCATAAATCCTGGACATGCAGGAGAATATTGCGAGTCCAACGAGCACTCGTAATCAAATAAATCATCCCAATAGTTAGGGCACTGAGTAGAATACAATCCATCTAAGTCACATTGTTGAGTTAAAAAGGCAGCAGCATAACCCGCGCAAGCGGTATTGTTTAAAGGATTACTACAATCAAGAGCATTTCCAGAGCCGACACCATATAAACTGCCTCCGTTTTCTAATAAAGTATTTGATGCTGTAGAATTCCAATTAGTATTAACACAAGTCCCTGCTACATTCGTTGTGCCAGTGCTGCACTCATCATGAAATAAGTAAGTATATAATTCATCTGCTGCACCTTGTTCTCCAATCAACACATCGTGGTTAATAATATTAAGAGCGCCATAACGATATTCAAAACTATCGTCCGCCTTCCATAAAATAACTTCAAAACTATTGTCTGTATTACTTCTGTTATATTCTCGTAAGTTATACCAACCAAAAACTGTTTTATCGGTAAAATTCTTAGCTAATACACTTGATCCATTATCTCGTATTAGATCAGTCCAAAAAGGATATAAGGTGTATGTAATTTCAGGTAAAGGATCAGGTGTGTAATCATTACAATAACCTCCTGTCGTCTTAAAGTGTAGGCAACCATTAGTAGCCATTCGCGCTGAAGTAAAATCTTCGCCATAAAATGTAAATGTAAAATCTAGATTAAAAGCGCTAGAAACTTGATCGTCTCCAACCCCTAAGTTTGTGGTACCTGTTTCATTAACTAAATTAAATAAACTTTGGTTCGCCTCGTATACATAAGTTGCATTAATAGTAGAAGCAAATAAAAGGACAGATAAACTAAGTGCCTTTATTAAATTCTCTAACACAAGTTCCTCTGGATTTTCTTAAGCCCGCTTCGTTTAATGTACCTCTACATTTACTGATATAGCTATCTTTTGCTTCTTTATAGTCTGGTCGGTCTTTAGGATTAGATGCCCATGCAAGTCTAGCTTCTTCTCCAATTTTTCCAAAATAAGGACAAGGAGTTCCTGCCATTTGCATTGCTTTAAAAACTCTAGGATCTTGACACAATATTCCAACTGCCGCGACCTTCATCCCAGTGTCATAAAGATACTTAGAAAGTTTTAGCCTTTCACAGTTTTCATCTCTTACAGTACGACCTGCAGATAAACCAAAGACTTGTCCTTGAAACGCACCTGATCTTCCAACAGTACAAAGGTCTTGAGAATAACTCATGATGCTGGGAGCAATCGCAGAAGCAGGCGGTGCTTCAGTCTTGATATTTTGATTAATAGTTTGCTCAGATTTGCTTTCATTAATATTTCGATTTGTATTATCAGAAGTTGAATTATTAACATTTGTGTTTTTATTATCTGTAGTCACATTTGATTCAGAAGTTGAATTATTAACATTTGTATTTGTGTTATTGCTTGTTGAATTATTAACATTTGTATTTGTGTTATTGCTTGTGCTCGTCGAATTATTAGTGTTCACATTATTATTTGTATTTGTACTTGTCGAATTATTAGTTGACGTAACGCTTGATGTTGAATTATTAGTGTTCACGTTAGTATTAGTAGCTGTCGAAGTGCTGGTATTTACATTGGTGTTGGCATTAGTAGCGGTCGAGGTGCTGGTACTGGTATTGGTATTACTATTTGTATTATTATTAGTAGCTGTCGAAGTGCTGGTATTTGTGTTTGTGTTGGTATTGGCATTAGTAGCGGTCGAAGTCGAAGTATTGTTGTTTGTGTTTGTGTTTGTGTTTGTGTTTGTATTTGTTCCAGTCGAAGTGGTAGTCGTTGTATTCGTGTTTGTGTTTGTGTTTGTGTTTGTGTTGGTATTCGTGTTTGTGTTGGTATTCGTGTTTGTATTCGTGTTTGTTGTAGTTGTAGTTGAAGTAGTTTCTAAAGAATTTTGTTCACAATACTGTTCCCCTGCTGTACAGTTTCCTGTTTGATCAGCACGAACATTATTGCTAAACGTAGCAATTGTTAAAAATAATGCAATGATAAAATATTTAATCAATGTAATACTCGTTTTTTATATTCATATCCTCTCTCCGCAACAATGATCGCGTCTAAAACCCCAACAACAATAAGATCAAAAAGTTGCGCTTGTTGTTCTGCCTCTTCAAAAGTTTCTGCCCTAATTGGAGGACCGTCATATGTTTCCTCGCCTATTTTAAATTCAGTGATAAAGATTCTCACTCTTTATCCCCTTTAAAGCTCTTACTTGAGCCTGACGTACCCGCATAGAGTCCAAACCAAGCTGCGCCTGCGCCAACAATTATACTTATTAATCCTGACTGTTCAAATGAAGGTTCTGGCAATTCCATAAACCACATCACTGTATAGTAAAGCAAAAAGATATATACAGTCAAAAAGGCTCTAGGAAAAATACGCCAAGAATCCACTGCTTGTGCTAAAAAGATCCATCTTTGATGAGGATTATTATTTTTAACATCTTCTAATTCTCTAATTTTATCTTTTAAAGCACCTATTTCTTCAACCATCGCCATGAACTTATTTAAGTCCATTTCAACTTCATTACGATCCATATCGCCTTGAAATCTTCCGCTTGGGTAATTATCACTCATTACTTTTTCTCCACGCTATTAGGGTCAAATAACCCTTTAGCAATTAATGTTTGCCTATTAAGCATATGTTCTTTTTCAATATCCGCCTTATTTTGTCCTTCGTATTTAACTGCGTGACAATCATCGATCATCATTAAGTTTATATTTTTATCGCCAACATACATTTCCCCCAGAACCCTGCCAAATTTTCCTTTCTTATCTTTACGGGTTTTAATAACCACTTGTCCCTTAGCTAATTCATCTATAAGGTATTGCTTACTCATTAATCCTCTAACTTTTTCGTCTTTATTCCTGGTACGAGACTCAGGAGTATCTATACCGTATAAACGCACACGACTGGCATAGTGAATATCAAATCCAAGATCAATAACCACATCGACAGTATCTCCGTCAACAACTCTTTTAACTTCACAATTATATTCGTACATTTTTATCCTCCTATAACACGATCTCTTAAACGATGGGCTCTTGGTCCAACTTGTGTAGCCCAACGACTATCCATCATTTCAATAGCTGCCGTTTCATAGTCTCCTTTTTCCATAGCTCCTAAAAACTTTTTAAATTTTAATAATCGAGTTAATCCCAAATTAAACCCCATATTAGCCATTACTCTTTGTCGATTGTCATCTAATTCTCGCCACCAAGGTAATGCTCGGTCTAGTTCTGCACAAATAGTATCTATATCTTTTTCTAAACAAGTCAATACTCGTTGTTCTGAAACAGGAGTACCCACAGGTTGTCCGCACTCATCATCTCTATCTGTAATAAGATGTCCTACTCCAAAAGTTTCATAACCTAGATGATCTTTATAAATCTCTAAGACCATTCCTTCATCAAATATTAATTCTCTAACTAACTGGTTTTTATCCATTTTATTATTTTCTACTCCCGTAAAGATCACTAAACAGATTAAACAAAAGAAACGTATAAAATTTTTCATATAGCTTCATCTACAACGGAATTGTGGTTGCCCCCTTAGTTGAAACAGTTAAAGAACCTAATCCCGTAACTCCTTCTACTCCTCGTTCTGTTCCTGTATATAGATCTGTCCAAAAAGAACCTGTCCATAACTGTAATTGGCTTGTGGATAAATTCCAAATAATATCTCCTGGTTGGAATTGATTTCCATTTCTTTGTGTCTCATTAACATTTAGCGTGGCGTCTATATCCACTCTATTTAGACTAAGCTCTAAAACCCTCACTAATCGGTTAAAGGTTTCAGGAGAAATCTCGTCAAAAGCTATGGGAAGTTTTGTTTCTAAAAGTTTTGCCATTATCGTCTGCCGTCAGGTCTAAAGCCTATTCTCATTGCCCCTAATCTAAACCCCATTCCCGTTTTTGTTGTATCATCATCATTAGATTGTACTCTGAGCACCGCTTGGCGTCCTCTAAAACGGGTGTCAATCTTTTTAGTTACAGAAGTACAAGAACTGGTGCTGTTTGTAGCTAAACTCTCTCCTGGATAATTTCTTTGCTTTAAAATAATTTCCGCCGTTTGTCCAGAACTGCCTGTGTCTCCGCTGCCTATAAATTTAATATCAGGAATAATCTTATCAATAAATTGAAATTCTCCTCCTGCAGGTTCAATATCGAAATCACTAGACTCTATAAAGACATTAGTCATAGCAGATCCATCTGCATCATTTCCTGTTTCATGGTCATATAAATAACCTGTATCGGAACTTGAATATGTTCCCATAGGTACACTAAAGATCCCCTCATCAAGCCACGCGGTTCGAGTAAGCTCCCCTATAGTCCAAACATTTTCTTCATAATTATAAACCACATATTTATCAATAACTGTTTCTCCTGAAGAACAATAAAACCAACCCACTTCATCAAAGGCTTTATTAAGGAATCCAAAAATTTGATGTGTTTGTGTTTGGTTTAAGTCTGAAAAAACATACTCATCTACCGTACACATAAGCTGAGTTATATTTCCACCATAACTATAAAAGCCTTTTTTATCCATCCAAAAAACTCCTTTAGGAGTATTAATCATAGCATTAGGTCCAACTAAACCCACGCCCTCATTAACTAGATTAATACTAAAGGTAAAAGGCTGACCTACAAAAGTCATTGAATATAGAGAAGTATCTGTCCAAATTAAAGTTTCTTGCCGCGCTCTAGCTGCCCCAATAATAGCTGCCCCTGCAGATAATCTAAAAGAACCCGCAGTATTAGTGGATTTTGGTTCCCATTCAGTAGCATTTTCCTGATCAGACCAACAAATAAACATTGGATCAATTGTTCCAGTTCTAGCTGTTCCTCCATCATTTAAAGGATCTGCGCCAAAACAAATAATATGTCGATCTATATCACTAACTAGCGTCTGTGTGGCTAACGTAGGGGCTAAATTAGCGCCGCTAAGATCACTTAAGGCTACGGCTCTATCCGTGCCTAGAGTTTTTGCGCTCGTGTCCCAATAATAAATACCAGAAGAACGAGGATTTATTATTAAGTCCTCCCCAAAATTATCCTCAGACCAAAGTCTTAACTGATTCGTAGCGCCTAAAGTACCCGCACTACCAAAAGTGCCATCACTCCAAGTGCCAATACCCCAACCTGTAGAAGGCACATAAACATCTAAACCGACATTAATTTGGTAAGCACCAACAACACTTGATCCACCATTCCCTGAATCACTTGCGTTTGCTGTTACGGTGTCCCCGTCGGTGTCTTTGGCTTCAATAGTGTAGCTGTTAGCATTAACAATAGTTGCAATTTGATACTCTTGGTTTAGAACATTGGCAGTAATTAAACCGCCCAAAGTAGCGGCACCACTAAAGGTGACAAAATCGTTTTGAACTGCGCCATGACTAGAATCTGTAACGGTAATCGTAGCGTCTCCATTGGTCGCAGAAAAGGTTACATCTCCCGCAGAAGTTGTATTTCTAAGAGGCGTTATGTCGTAAAAATTAGCCCCTTCTTTTATATAATATTTCCAAGTAGTGCCTAGTCCTAGAAATTTAGTCCCTGCCACGCTTACCCAAGCATGGAGAGAGCGTCCTGTTGATTTAAAAGTATTTGTGGTGTTTTTTGCCCAACCGCCAATCTTTTCGGGCAATCCTTTGCGAAAGCGTACTAAATTAGAATTAAACCAACCTCCTTCATTAGAGTAGTCAGTTCCTTCTCTATTAATCCCTGGTCTGAATATAAGTTTCTGTAAAGGCAAAACATGCTCCTATTTCATTTAAAGCCAGCCGAAAGAGCGAAAGAGATCCCATAGTACATAGGCAAAGCAAATCCAAAACCCTTTACGATAAAAGACATAGTTCTCATACAAAGGCTTGGATATTTTTTCTAGGTTATATAGCTCTTTCACTCATGCTTCCTACCCCTTATCTTTCGCTCTGCCTATATTTAATGCACATAGATCGATTAATTTATAGAGCTTACCGATCCAAACATCGTCTTTAGGTGTAGGTGTTATCGCAGCAATAATGCTGGCTACACTAATTATTGCCATAATAATGGCTAAAGCATTTCCAATTGTTTGCATAATTATTTCCTCTTTTTATTAAAAAACTATCCACCAAATATTATTCCAGCCATGCCAACCACTAAAGTAACAAGCGTAGCTAAAATAAAATGCTCAAGTCGCTTAACTCGATGTATTACTTCAAGCCATCGTTCAGCACAAACTGCCTCATGGCTTTCTATTTTCGTATGCACATTAGCTATACGACTTTGCATATCCATTTCTAAGTCAGCAATTTTGCTCATGCAGCCTCCTCAACCTCCCAACAATTCATATTGGAAGCAACTGTTCGTCTTTCGCCTTCGCCCCTAAACGGATAAACCATGTGCGAGAGCCAAGACGGGAAAATATATAACTTGCCGACTTCGGGTTTTACTTCAAAACTTTGTGGCGGTCTAAGTCGTTCCACATTCATTATCTCGTTACGACCATAGTTAAAGCACAAGTAGCCATCACAAACCCCAGACGCATTGTATTTACTATACAAGGAATCACCAGTTGTGGGTTGATCGAGTATCTGTTGTGGCACTTTTGTCCAGGAAGTTGTACTTAGCCCCATAATGGTTTTAGTGCCGTGATCATGAATCGGGTTGTAATCGCCTTCGTAACTATGTACCGACCATGTTTCATCCACTGCAACTTGCCTGTTCTTTTTTAAAGAAGACCCCGTATTTTGCATAAAATGGTTTATGTACTGAGCGCCTAGACTGGTTATAAACTTAGAATACTGCCTGACCTTCTCATGCTCTGGATCCATGTTCAATTGTTCCCCTTGAGCAATTTGCCCTACTAGAGTCCCTGCTAACGATTCTTTGTCCTCGGATTCTCGTAATTCGTCCAAGTAATCGTTTAGATCCGTGACCATTGACTCTGGCATACGGGTTTCCAATACGAAAACCGCAGGCATATTCCAGATATTAACATCAATATCTGTCTCCTCGATAGGCTTCGCCTTCTTCTTTTTAGCCATTCTAGCTAGAAGGTACGCTAAAGGCTTCGTCTGGTACTGGATCGCTAGGCGGATTAGTAATTACTGAATCCACTTGACTAGCAAAGATTGTGTCCCAATGTGAAGTCGGACACATTGCGGTCAAAGCTGCCAGATTAAACGAACTTTTAGCTGCTGCGGTGAAATCACCATCGGCTGCTACGGCTCTGTGATTGAATACAGTTTTGTAATAAGTCGCATCGCCTTCACTGTCGTTCTCATAAGTCATTTCTAAATCCCATATTTGAGCCTTACTAGACTTCACATGGGGAATAGATTTGGTTAGCTTTTTAGTTACTGCCATTTTTTATTCCTCTATTTTAGATTTTAATTCCTCAACCTGTGCTGAGAGTTCTTGGACTGCATTGACTAAGACTGTAACAAGCCTTTCGTATTTCATTCCATATCTTGTGTCATCATCTGTTAAATTAACAAACAACATATCTTTTTTATCATTAGCAAAACCAATTTCTTCTTCTAATGCTTTTATGTCTTGTGCTAAAAACCCTACATGAGTTACATCATCTTTTTTACTTCCATCGGGTGTCACGGATAAGTCATCGCTATACCAACTTCTTCTATCCCATTTATAAGTAACAGGCTTCATTTTGTTTATAAAAGACAAGCCAACATCAAAGTTTTCTATATCGGCTTTATCTCTTTTATCAGAAGAACTAATTGACGTTTGAGTACAGTATAAAGCGCCTACATTCTCATCACCTAAAACAATATTATTACTACCTGTCGTGATATTACCACCTGGACTTCCTGTAATTCCTGCGTCTTTTCCTAAAAATAGATTATTAGTACCAGTAGTTACATTTTTTCCAGCATCTTTTCCAAATGCTGAGTTCATATTTCCGTTACACGATTCTAAAGCATTAGTACCCATTGCAGTAGCATTAGAAGCTGTAGTGATTCCTGTCAGCGCTTGATGTCCAACTGCCGTGTTGTTTTCTCCAGTCGTGTTGGCATCTCCAGCATAAGCACCTACTGCAACATTTCCACCTCCTGTGGTGTTTGCTCCTAATGCTGCATGACCCACTGCGGTATTGTTTGAAGCTGTGGTGTTTGCATCCATAGTTTCGTATCCAACCGCTGTATTATAACCACCAGTGGTGTTTTGTTGTAAAGCAAGACTGCCTACTGCCGTATTGTGTGTACCAGTGGTGTTATAATACAATGCTCCATCGCCTACAGCTACATGACGAGAGCCAGTTGTATTAGTGTATAGGGCTTGATAACCAAGACCTGTATTATTAGTGCCTGTTGTATTACTGGTCATAGCTTTCGTGCCAAGCGCTGTGTTTGGAGAACCTGTGGTGTTTGCTGTTAAAGAATTTACACCAACAGCTACGTTATCTGCTGCTGTGTTTACACCTAAAGCATCTTGACCTATTGCAACATTATAGTTTGTTGTCGTATTAGCATCTAAAGCACCATATCCCATAGCTGTATTACCAATTCCTGTGGTGTTTGCTTGTAAAACCTTCGATCCTACTGCGGTGTTGTAACCGCCTGTTGTGTTTGCTCCTAGAGCATAGTAACCAAGAGCCGTGATATGTGAACCTGTTGTTGTTGCTTCTGCTGCTTGATAGCCAAGTATGGCATTTCTTTCACCAGTTGTTATTGCTTTACCTGCATCAAAACCGATCGCAGTGTTGGCAACACCTGTAGTATTAGCTGATAAAGCCCTTGTACCCACTGCCGTATTATCAGAAACTGTGGTACTAGCATCTAAGGCTAAGTAACCAATGGCTACGTTTTCATCGCCTGTGGTGTTTGCTGCTAAAGCACTTGAGCCTACTGCCGTGTTGTTAGATGCTGTGGTATTAGCTGTCAAAGCACTTTTACCAACTGCTGTGTTATCAGTGCCTGTGGTACTAACATAAAGAGCATTGGCTCCAACACCTGTGTTGTTTGCAGCAGTAGTATTAGCGCTTAATGCACCATAACCAAGACCTGTGTTGTAATTACCAGTGGTATTAGCGTCTAAGGATATATAACCCACTGCCGTATTTAGTGTGCCTGTGGTGTTTGCCGTTAAAGCCGCAGAACCAACTGCTGTGTTATCAGCGCCAGTATTTACAAGTAATGTGTTTCTGCCAATAGCAGTATTATTACCTTCGGTAGTAACTGCTGAAAGCGCACCATAACCCATTGCCGTATTACCAGCACCAGTTGTATTAGCATCTAAAGCTATAGCACCAACGGCTACATTTTGTGCGCCTGTGGTGTTTGATAATAAAGCATTTTTACCGACTGCAACATTATTTGAAGCCGTTGTATTACCATATAAAGCGGCATAGCCAACAGCCGTATTGCTACCACCAGTTGTATTACTACCAAGAGCCTCTTGACCAAATGCTGAATTATCACCACCAGTTGTATTAGCATCTAGTGATTGATAGCCAAAAGCATTATTATTAGTACCTGTAGTATTTGCTATTAAAGCTGATCTTCCAACGGCTGTACTACCCGATGTTCCAGTTGTTACTGCTAAAGCACCAGCACCTACTGCGGTGTTGTTTGATCCAGTCACATTAGCTTCCATTGCATCAGTACCAATAGCTGTGTTTGTTGCGCCAGTTGTATTAGCTTCCAAAGAACCATAACCAACCGCAGTGTTATTGGCTGCTGTGGTATTTGATTCTAATGCTTCTCTACCTACGGCAACATTATTTGTTCCTGTGGTGTTTGCATATAAAGAACCATAACCAACCGCAGTGTTGTTGCCACCTGCGCTTGTAGCTAAAGCAGAATCACCAACCGCAGTGTTTGCAGTAGCGGTTGTAGAAGTTGAAAGAGCATTACGACCAACAGCTACATTATATTCTCCAGTGGTGCTTGCGGTTAGCGCACCATAACCAACAGCAGTATTATACCCCCCTGTTGTTTGAGCGTCTAGCGCTGTAGCACCAACAGCAACATTTGCTGTTCCTGTACTATTCTGTAGTAAAGCATTGTAACCAACTGCCGTATTATTAGCAGCAGTATTATCTTGGAGAGCATAATATCCAATCGCAGTATTATTTGATACTGTTGTTGCTGAAGCATTTGCGTCTACACCAATAGCTACATTGTAATTTCCTGTTGTTATTGCTGCTCCAGCTGTTGCTCCAATACCTATATTACCTGTACCTGTGGTGTTTGCTGTTAAAGCATCTAATCCAACAGCCACATTATTTGAAGCTGTGGTATTAGCTATTAAAGCATCTTTACCGATTGCAACATTACCTGCACCTGTGGTATTCACCAACAACGCTGCACTACCCACCGCAACATTATTATCTCCAGTTGTCGTTGCCCCAGCAGCATTGTCTCCCACTGCCGTATTGTCCGAGCCTGTTGTAAACGCATCAAGTGCAGCTTCACCAACGGCTACGTTATCCGTTCCTGTAGTCATGGCTGTACCGAGCGATCCAGAACCTAGACCGATATTACCTGTTCCGCCTGTCATATCGAGGACATCGGTTACGGCAGCGCCTGCTCCTGCGCCATCGGCAACCACCATCTTAATTCCGCCATTCGGAATAACGACATTAGCGCCTGTGCCTTGAGAAATAGTGACTTG